CAGACGGCGAGCCGGTCTACATCGTCAGCACTGCCAACGGCCCTGTCGCCCTCGCCTATACCGATGTCCTGCACGTTCAGCCGTTCGCTGGCGTGTCGCCCATCAAGCTGGCGCGTGAAGCGATCGCCCTGGCCCTGGCCTATGAGGCCCACGTCGCGGCACTGTTCGCCAATGGCGCTCGCCCGTCCGGCATCATCAAGAGCGACAAAATTCTTGACGTTGAGGCCAAGAAAAAGATCGCCGCATCGTGGTTTAGCACCCACGGCGGACGCTCTACCGGCGGGACCGCGATCCTGGACGAAGCGATGAGCTACGAACAGCTTTCGATGAGTTTGGCTGACGCACAGTTCCAAGAGGGCCGCGTCGAGCAAATCCGCGAGATCGCCCGAGCCTTCCGCGTCCCGCCTACAATGCTTTTCGAGCTGAGCCGTGGCACCTGGTCGAACACCGAAGAAATGGCGCGGCAGTTCCTGACCGTCACGCTGCGCCCCTGGCTGAACCAATGGCAGGCCGCCTATGCGCGTTGCCTGCTGACCGCAGAGGAACGCAAAGCCTTCTACATCGAGTTCAACGTCGAAGACCTGCTGTCCACCTCGCACGCCGCACGCGCCACCGCTTACGGCCAATATCGCTCGATGGGCGTGATGACTGCAAACGAGGTGCGCGGCGGCCTCAATCTGCCGAAGCACGCAGACGGCGAGACCCTGGATAACCCGCACATCACGACGCCTGACAACACGTCGAGCGCCAACGTGTCCGACTTGTCCGAGCAATCGGACAACGCAGCATGATCGCGCACATCGGCTTTTTTGGCGACGCAGATCACACCTTCACCCTCACCGATCCAATGATCGTCGAGCTTGAGCGTCTGACCGGCCAGGGCATCGGCACCATCTATCAACGTGCTGTCGCCCTGGCGTTCAGCGCGTCCGACCTGGTCGAGGTCATCCGGCTGGGCCTGATCGGCAGCGGCATGACACCACAAAACGCCATGCTGCTGACAGACACCTACGCCCGCAACCGCCCACTGTCCGAGACCTACCCCTTGGCCTTGGACATCTTAGACGCCCGCTGGAACGGCACGACCGCGCCGGCCACCGGAGACACCCCAGAATGAACACCCTCGACGTGAAGGCCGGCAGCACCGGCGACACCCTCGAAATCAAAGCGCAGCTCAGTGTCACTGAGGCTGGCGAAATTACTGGCCTTGCCTGGCCGTTTGCCACGCCTGACCGCGTTGGCGACGTGATCACCAAAGGCGCAATCTCTAGCCCTGCCACCCTGCCAATGCTGTTCGGTCACGATCAGGGGCAGGTCATCGGCGTCTGGGATGACATCACCGAAACAGACGAAGGCCTGACAGTTAAGGGCCGGCTGCTGATCGACGATGTCGAACGTGCGCGCGAAGTTCGCGCCATGATCCAAGCCAAAGCCGTGACAGGTTTGTCGATCGGCTTTGTCACTACCAAGGCCACCCGCAACCCAAAAGGCCGCAACATCACCGGCCTGACCTTGCACGAAATTTCAGTTGTCGCTGTCCCATGCCACCCCGGCGCACAGATCACCTCCCTCAAATCAAACCCTATGAACAAGGAAGCCACAGACGTGACCCCCGAAGAAATCCAAGCGATGATCGCATCCGCAATCAGCGCAGCCACACCGGCAAACACCCCCGAGGTCGACACCAAAGCCTTTGACGCTGTCAAAGCTCGCCTCGACCAGATCGAAGCCAAGGCCGCACGCCCCGGCGCACCTGTCATCATCGCTGAGAATGGCGAAAAGAAAGCATTTGTCAGCTTCCTGCAAACTGGTCAGATTGACCAGAAAGCACTGACCGTTGCCAATGACGCCCCGGCCTATGTGCTGGCACCAGAAGACGTAAGCGGCGAGTTTATCCGCAACCTGGTCGAATTTTCGCCTATCCGGTCCATTGCCGATGTGCGGACAACTGCCAGCCATACTGTCATCATGCCAAAGCGCACCGGCATTACCAACGCCGTTTGGGTAGGCGAAACCACTCAGCGCACCGCGTCCGAGCCTACATTTGATCAGTCTGAGATCGCTGTCAAAGAGCTGGCAACCTTTGTTGACCTGTCCCTGCGTATGCTCGAAGACTCTGGCAATGTTGACTCTGAGGTCCGGCTTGCTCTGGCCGAAGACTTCGGCTCGAAAGAAGCCCTCTCCTTTGTGAACGGTGCAACAGCTGTCGAGCCTCAAGGCTTCATGGTCGCGTCTGGTATCGCTGAAACGAACAACGGTCATGCGACCATCTTGTCCGGCGATGCACTTATCCGGCTGATGTATGCCCTGCCCGCGACTTATCGCAATTCTGGCTCTTGGGTTATGAACGGCACAACGCTGGCCGCTATCCGCCTGCTGAAAGACGCACAAGGCAACTACATCTGGCAGCCGTCCTATCAAGCTGGTCAGCCTGAAACCATCCTAGGCCGTCCGGTTGTCGAAGCGATCGACATGCCAAACATTGCCAGCGGCGCAACGCCGATCATCTTTGGCGACTTTAAGGCTGGCTATCGCATCTATGACCGCGTGTCGCTCGACATCCTGCCCGATCTACTGACACAGCGCACGGTCGGCCTGGCCCGCTTCCACGCACGCCGTCGCGTAGGTGCAGGCGTGGTTCGTTCCGCAGTGTTCCGCAAACTGAAAATGGCTATCTAAGCCATGACCAAGCGGCTCGCATTTGACATCGTCCTGCGTCACGGCACCCTCGCCGTCACCCTGACCCCGTCTTTGCGGGCCGCAACCCTATTGGAGTGCCTGCACGGCGGCTTTCCAGCCCTGCTGGAGCGCGTGCAGGCCTTCAACCTGTCCACCATCCTCGAGATCATCAAGACCGCAGGGCAGGCCCCTGACGCGCTGCTACAGGCACTGCGCAACACACCATTGCGCACGATCCGCGATGTCACGTTCGGCCCCATCGTTCAGCTGCTAACAGCCTTGATGATGTCAGGCGATGAGACTGGCAGTGCCACTGATAATGACACCCCGGCCAAGCCCGCGCCAAGCGGTAAACCTGTCGCCTGGGCTGACCTATTCGCACAGCTCTACAAGATCGCGACCGGCTGGCTAGGCTGGACACCCGCAACCGCCTGGGCCGCGACCATCACCGAAATCACAGACGCCTTTGACGGCCTGATCGAGCGCATCAAAGCTATGTCCGGCACGCATGAAGACGAAGCCGAGACCGGCACCACGCCAGAGCAACGCGAGCAAAACGAAGCCCTGGGCCTCGATCCTGAGTTTGACCGCGCCGGCCTACACGCACTGCGTGCCAGGCTATGAGCCGCCCGCCCCACCTCTGCCAGTGTGGCCGCATCGTGCCGCACGGTGTCAGCTGCGCCTGTCAGATTGCCAGTCAACGCGCCCGCAATAAACGCCATGACGCCAACCGGCTGAGCGCCAGCGCACGCGGCTACAACGCCGCCTGGCGCAAGGCTCGCCTGGAATGGCTGACCATGTTCCCCGCCTGCGCCCATCCCGGCTGCAACGCCCAGGCGACAACCGTCGATCACATCATTCCGCACCGCGGCGATCAGGGCAAATTCTGGGACAAGACCAATTGGCAGTCACTCTGCACGCACCATCACAACGCGCACAAACAGCGCACCGAAAGAGCGAACCAATGACCCCTGAACAAGCCCTCTGGTCCGAAGTGCTTTATGCTGCTGTCACCGATGCTGTCGAAGGCGTGGCCGTGATCGGCAGTCAATCAGCTGACGCACGCGCCCGCGACACTGAGCGTGCGCGTCGCTACATCACCACGCCTAACGCAGACTTTAATCAGGTCTGTCACCTGGCTGGCCTCGACCCTATCGCGGTGCGTGAACACCTAACGCACAAGATCGCCAATGCTCCCACCCCGGTTCACCTAGCAGCAACCAAGCGCAAGCGCGCAAAGCTGACCTTCAACGGTCAGACCAACACAATCATCGAATGGGCAAACATTATTGGCGTCAAAGTCCACACTCTGCATATGCGGCTTCGGACAGGCTGGACGCCCGAAGCCGCACTAACCAACAAGCTGATCACATACGACGCGGCGGTTGCAGGATGTGGACTGTGATTCTCGCCTTGCACCTAAAGGTTAGCCAGGGCCTCCAATTCGGGGAATGGCTGATACGTCACATCAGGTCGAGCGCAGAGCGGGCTATCGTCAGTATGCCCGACCAGCACGCCATTTCTAATGTTGATAGCCATCGACTGGCGACCAGAGTAGCCGCCCATGGCATTCCGAGCGTTTGCCTTCACGCAGACACCCTGGGAGCCATCTGCGAACGTCGCGACGCCAGAAATTTCGGCATCCCGGATCGAGTATGGATCGAGCAGCAGATCACGAGCATCGCGAACGATCTGGGACTTGATCGAAGCGCTGACTGGAACAGCATTTGCAATTGGTCCGCTATAATCGACGGCGGGAGCGCAGTTGCTCAACAGAGCGACAGCAAAAACTGTCGCGATAACCTTGTGCATTTAAAACCTATTTTGAAGTTGTCGTGCGCAACTCAGACGTCTCTTCGTAAGAACTGTCAATCCGTCAAACGTGTGGGGGTGCCTTCCAATTCACCCCAGAAATCAGGGACCGGCGGGGGGAGGTCCGCACAAGAGATCGTCAATTTAAACTTTTCACAGGACTGCGCAGCATGACCAAGATTCACCTTTCGCTGCTGAAAGCGCAGCTCAACCTCGACCATGACCTCGATGACGTGCTGTTGAACCACAAGCTCGCCACAGCCGAGTCATGGATCGAGTGCTACATCGGCACGCCTATGCCAGACCCTATGCCAGTGGTGCTGGCAGAGGCCGCGCTACAGCTGGCCGCCTACTGGTTTCAACAGCGCGAAGCTGTATCGTTCGGCGTGTCGATGCAAGCCGTGCCGTTCGGCATCCGCGAGCTGCTGTCGCCCTTCCGGCTGGCAGTGACAGGGCGTGACACCAATGCCGCGTAATGCATCATCCGAGGCGCTGTCGCGCCGCCTGGCACAGATCCCCGAGGAGATCCTGATCGCCCTGCGCCCTGTCCTGGCGCAAGGCGCTGAAGACGTGGCCAGCAACATGCGCAGCCTGGCTGAAGCATCGCGCCAGACCGGCGACCTGATCAACTCGATCGAGGTCACGGCACCCGGCGGCACGACGGCAAAATATGCAGCCGGCGGCGGCTCTGAGACCCTTGGCCCAAACATGGCAGCTGTCACCGTTGGCAACCCTGACATGCGGCACGGCCACCTGGTCGAGTTCGGCACCGTTCACAGCGAGCCAAAGCCCTTCATGCTGCCAGCGTTCCGGCTCGCCAAGCGCAAGGTCGAGGGCCAGATCAGCCGCGCGATCGGCAAAGCTATCCACGCGATGGGCGGTGCATGATGATCACTGAACCAAGCCTCGAGTTCCAAACCGCAGTTCGCACCCAGCTGATCGCCTCGCCGGCCGTCATCGCGCTTGTGCGGCCGGAGCTACTCCGCGCTGGCTGGCACCGGCCGGACGGTCAGCCCTGCGTAATCATGTCCGGTGCGCAGACTGAGTATCTGGGCCAGGCATCCGGCTCACAGCACTGCGCCCGCGTCCACCTCGACCTGCACATCTGGGCGCTGGAAGACGGACCCGACACCGCCAAGGCGATCGGCTGGCAGATCACGCAAGCGCTGATCGGCTTCACCGGCACCGCTGAGCTGCACGTCGATGACATGGAACAGCCCCGCGTGACCTGGCTGCGTGACGTGCAGCCGGAGCTGTCGATGACGCACGGCGTCATGTCCCTCGAGGCCGTGATCCGGTGGAAATTTTGATATGCGACACAGTGTCGTTTTTGAGGGCGTGAAGCCATGAGCGCGATGATCAACCCCGGCAAGCTGACACGTCAGATCAGCCTCGAGCGCAAGGTCGAGACCGTCGCCCCATCCGGCGCGGTGTCAGAGACCTGGGCGCCATACGCCACCGTGCGTGCCGAGCTGGTGCAGCTTGGTGCCGAAGACTACCTGACCGGCGCCGGAGAGGGTGCCACCAACCGCGCCACGTTCCGGGTCTGGTATCTGGACGGCGTGACCACAGCTGACCGCGTGTCCTACAACGGCGAGACCTACCAGATCACCGGCCTGGTCGAGCTTGGCACGCGGCGCGGCCTCGAGCTGCTGGCGGTGTCGCAATGAGCGCCTTACACCTATTGAGCGTTGCTGCACTTTCGGACGTTCGGCAACGTGTCACTCCCGTTTTCAAGCTGGGCGCACACCAACTGATAGTTGGATTTCACAAGGTCACGTCCGGTCCAGGCTGCAATCACCAATGCCATTATTACAGCCCACTTCATGGAGCGTCCTTGAATTACCAGAATAGAACGGTCGTTTCCCATCTAAGCCAAGCGGCTACAATGAAACAATTAAGGTCAAAATATGACTGTGCATAATCGCGGCGTAAAGCCCGCCCTGCGTGCAGACGCAGACGCCCTGACCAAAGCACCGATCGCGCCGAAGCACCTTACTGCTTACGGCAAGGCTGAGTGGAAAGCGATCATGCCGCAGCTGATCGAGCGCCGCGTCATCACGCGGGCTGACTTGTCTGGCGTGGCCACCTATTGCGGCCTTGTCGCGACCATCCGGCAGATCGAAGAAGCCCAGGCCGCGACCGGTCAGATCGACCTCAAGATGATGGGCCTGGCCGTTCGCTGCGCCACAGCTGCACGCCAGCTCGCCTCTGAATACGGCCTGACACCGACAAGCCGCGCCCGCATCGGTGCGTCTGTCGATGACGACGAAGACGATGACAACCCGCTGAGCGTGAAGTAGCGCGATGGACGCCAGCGGCATCTTTGACCTCGATGACGCAGAGCTGATCACAGCGCCCTCGACCTATCCGGCGTGGTGCTTTGACGGCTCGCCCATCGCTGACCCCCTGGGCTATGGCGAGCGTGCGGTGCAGTTCCTGCGCCGCCTGCGCCACCCTAACAGCTCAGCGTCTGGCAAGGCCTTCCAACTGGCAGACTGGCAAGAGCGCATCGTGCGGCGCATCTATGGGCCGCGCCATGCCGATGGGCGGCGCGTGGTGCAGAACGTAATGCTGCTGATCGCCCGTGGTGGCCGCAAAACGTCGCTGGTCGCTGCCCTGGCGCTGCTGCACACCATCGGGCCGGAGCGCGTCGCGGCTGGCCAGGTTATCTTTGCCGCGGCTGACCGTGAACAGGCTGGCATCGGCTTCCGCGAGGCCGCAAACATCATCCGCGAAGACAAGCGCCTGATCGCTGCCACGCGCATTTATGACGCTTTCAACGCCGCAAAACAGATCGTCATGCTCGACGGCAAGACCACCCTGCGTGCGCTGTCATCGGACGGCGGCGCGGCGCACGGCCTGACACCGACGTTCACTTTGATGGACGAGCTGCACGTCTGGAAAGGCCGCGACCTCTGGGAGGCCCTGCGTTCCGGCGCGGCAAAGGTCGATGACAGCCTGACCATCATCGCGACCACCGCAGGCCGTGGTGCGCAGACGCTGGCAGCTGAACAATTTGACTACGCTTGCCGCGTGGCCAAGGGCGAGATTGACAACGAAGCCTATCTGCCAATCCTATTCCAAGCCGAGCCTGGCGATGACTGGCTCGATGAAAACACCTGGCACAAGGCCAACCCCGGCCTCGCCCAGGGCTTCCCGTCGCTATCCGGCCTGCGCACCCTGGCGAAAGAGGCAGAGCATCGCCCCTCCGACCGCCACGCCTTCATGCAGTTCAACCTGAACGTCTGGCAATCGCACAGCCGCGATCCGCTTTTTGACATGGCAACCTATGACAGCCGCGCCTTTGACATCGACCTGAGCGACCTCGAGGGCCTGCCCTGCTACCTGGGCGTCGATCTGTCACTGTCAGGCGACCTGTCAGCCGTTGTGGCAGCATGGCGGCACGATGACGGTCAGATCACCGTTCACCCGTTCGTCTTTGTCCCTGGCGATGACCTCGAGGCACGCGCCGAGCAAGACGGCGTGCCTTACGTCCAATGGCGTGACGACGCTCTGATCACGATCTGCCCCGGCCCCATCATCGACCAGGGCATGATCGAAGACCTGATCAAAGAGCTATGCGCGACGCACGACGTGCAAGAGGTCGCCTTTGACCCGCACCTCGCCCGCGTGATCATGCAGCGCCTCTATGACGCTGGCGTTCCTACCGTCGAGTTCCGGCAAGCGCCCCTCAATATGGCCGTGGCAGCTGGCGACCTCGAGCGCACCGTGAACGGCCACATGATCCGGCACGACGGCCACGCAGTTTTGCGCCAGCACTTTGACAGCGTTGTCGCGAGCCGATCCGACGCCGGCCTGATCCGAATGCACAAGGCTAAGAAAACCGACCGCATCGACGCAGCAATCGCGGCGGCTATGGCCGTGTCGCGGGCCTGCGCAGGCGAAACCAATCAATCACAATACAACGCCGCCGAGAGCGACGGCGTGTTCATCTTTTAAGGAAAGCACCCAATGGCACTGCCAGGACTAATCGTAGAGATCGAGGGCCGCGTCGACAAGCTCGAGAAGGCTCTGAAACGCGCCAACAAAGCGCAAGGCACAAGCGCAACCGCGATGGAGCGCCGCGCCAAGCAGAGCGCTGACAAGATCAATAGCACTTACGGCGCGATGGGCGACAAGATCACCGGCGCGTTCAAAAAGCTGGGCCCTGGCCTGGTCGCTGGCCTGTCGATCGGTGCAGTTGCGGCGATCACATCACAGATGGGCAGCGTTGTGCGCGCGGTCGCTGAGATCGGTGACGCGGCAAAGATCGCCGGTGTCAGCGTCGAGCGCTTTCAACAGCTGAAATTTGTGGCCACAGAGAACCGCGTCGAGATCGACGCCCTGACAGACGGCCTAAAAGAGCTGTCGCTGCGTGCTGACGAATTTGTCGTCACCGGCGGCGGCAGCGCAGCCGACGCCTTCAAACGCCTGGGCTATGGCGCAGCCGACCTGTCACGCAAGCTGGACGATCCGGCGGCACTGTTTGCCGAGATCATCGACCGCATGAATGACCTCGACAAGGCCGCGCAAATCCGCGTTTCCGATGAAATCTTTGGCGGCTCTGGCGGTGAACAGTTCGTTCAGCTCATGGGCCAAGGCGAGGGCGCAATTCAGGCCACGATGGACCGCGCCAAAGAAGCTGGCGCAGTTCTGGACGCTGACCTGATCAAGAAGGCCGAAGACCTCGACCGTCGCTTTGCAGCGCTACAGACCCGCACCTCGACCTTTTTCAAGACGCTTGTGATCGACGTCGCGGACGCAGGGGCAAAGATCACCGGCCTGTCGAGCGATGTCGATGACCTGTTCCGCACCGCACAGCAAGCGGACGGCCTGCTAGGGCCTGGCGTGGTGACAGAGCTGGACGCCAGCGCCGATGCAGCCGCTGAAAACGCCGTTGTGATCGGTCAGCTGCGCGGCCAATACGAGGCCTTGAGCGATCAGTCTGTCGCCCTGGCACCGCAGCTTGAAATGGCCGCTGTTCAGCTGCGTGCGTTCGGTGAAGCCGACGCGGCGGCAGAGCTTGCCACCGTAGCAGGTGAAATGCGCACGCTCAGCAATGACATGCTCGACGGCACGGTCAGCGCCGAAGACTTTGAAGCGCAGCTACAGGCCCTGGTCGATCGTGCTGGCGACGCCTTCACCGGCCTGGCTGACATCGACCGCGTCACCTTTTCTGGCGTCATCGGCGCGATCGGTGGCATCGGCAGCGCCCTGACCCGGGCGATCGAGCTGGCGCGTTCACTGCGTGCAAGCCTGCCAGGCGCAGCACCTAATGGCGTGGCGACACCGGTCACTGTCGCGAAAGAGGCTGGCAGCTTCTGGGATGATCCGGCCAACATGAACGCGGTGAACCCGCGCTCGACCCCGGCCTTGACCTCGATCCCGCGCCCCAAGGCTGCGCCACGCGACATCGACTTTGGAATGCCCCCGCTGCCAGACGACAAACCGGCAGGCGGCGGCAAGGCGGCGAAGGCCGGCGGTGGCAGCGCCAAGGCTGAGCGCCTGACCGATTATCAGCGCGAAATCCAAGCGATCGCAGAGGAAACGGCAGCGCTCAACCTCGAGGCATCGGCCCTGGGCCAGGTCACTGGCGCACAGGCACGCCAGGGCGACGCGATCGAGCTGGCACGCACCAAAGCGGACCTTATGGCCGCTGCGCAGCGTTCCGGCCTCGAGGTAACGCCAGAGCTGACCGCAAAGGTCGATCAGCTGGCGCAGGGCTACCAAGACGCCGGCATCGCTGCCGACGAAGCCGCCAAGCGCATCGAGACCATGCAGAACGCAGGCCGCGAGTCAGCTGAAGCGATCGGCTCTGTCTTTGCGAGCCTGGCAGCTGGCCGGATCACGGCCAAACAGGCGCTGCAACAGATGCTGGTCGATTTTGCCAAATATCTGATCAAAAAAGCGATCATGGCGGCGGCTGAAAAGACCGGCAACCCTGTTGTCATGTTAGCAGCCGCTGCGTTCACCTCGAGCTTTGCAGATGGAGGCTATACCGGCCCAGGCCGCAAAAATGAGCCAGCTGGCACCGTCCACAAAGGCGAGTTTGTCATGTCCAAAGAGGCCACGGCTCGCCTGGGCGTGCCACAGCTGAACGCGCTGCACGAAAGCGCCAAGCGCGGCTATGCCAACGGCGGCTTTGTAGGTGGCAATTTGACAGGTGAGGGCCTCGCTTTGCCAGTGGCAAAGGCGTCAGCCGCACCTGTCATCACCATCAACGCACCTATAAAAATCGAGGGCGGCGGCGGCTCGCCGGATCAGAACAAAGACCTGGCCAAGCAGATGTCAAAGGAGCTTGATGCTACCGTTCGCCGGACCATTCAGAGCGAAATCATGCGACAAAAACGCCCAGGCAACCTCTTGGCAGGGAGCTGATCGATACAATAGCAGGGCCGCAACGAATGCAGCCCTGATAGATTTCCTATTTGCAATCAGGAGACAGTATAAACGACTGTGCCGCCCGTGCCGCGGTCCCTCGTAAATGTCAGTGTGTTTCCTTGAAGGTCACTCGTCTGACAATCTTCAGGATCTGGGCCAGATGGCCCTTGCAATACAATTCTGCAGAAGAACCCATCTCTGAATTCCCAAGTGCCTGATGCGACTACATCGCTATAGCGTCCGGTAAAGGTGCCATCTGCGTTTATAACCACAAAGTCAGCATTTCTAGTCAACCTTCGCCCTACAACCAAAGAAAATTCGGATTCTGTTGTTATTCGCCCATTAAAATTTGTCGGCTCTGATGTTGGTGCCGTTCCGGCACATGCAGTAAGAAGTGTAGTAGCGACGACTAAATGAAGTCTCATTTCAACCTCCCATGTTGCGACATCGCGAAATTGGGACATCGCTGAATAAATATTGCCTGATTGTAGCTCTTGGATCAAGGATTCTCGAAAGCTTCACCGCCCCGCGCAAATGGACGTGCGACACCTGGGCCAGCAACTCGAGCGCGCCCAGCACGTTCAGCGCGACACTGATTGAAAGCTTCACCAAAGAATAACCAGGCCCTCAGCGCCACGGAGAGGGGTGCTACAGTGCGTCTATGAGCATGAGCTACCCATGCAGAAAATAGGCGACGGATACGGCATGTAGGTCACGCCAGCGCCCCTGGCACGCCGTGACAGCACAGAACACTATGGGCCGGGTTTATCTGGGCGGCACCCTTACCACGCCGCAGGCACCCTGATCCTGAGCCTCACGCGCATGAGGGAGGACCCCAATACACGCCGGAGGCAGTTCTGAGAAATGTCCGGCGAATTTTGTCCGCTAAGAATTATTTAAGAATAAACTATAAACTGTAAGTATATATCTTAGAGTTATCTTAAGGCGGACAGAATTCGCCGGACATTTGGCCCATCCGGCGTGTTCTGAAAATGTCCGGCGAATTCTGTCCGCGGTGCGTTTTTAGCCCATCCGGCACGCCCTGCCCCATCCCCATCACCGGCACGCCTAGCACCGCGCAATAATCTTTCGTCCGGCAGTAAATTAGCTTGCCTGATTAACTGTATGGTGTTAACTAGAACACACCAGCTTGAAAGGCTCCTGAAATGACTCCCACCCAACCCATCCGCCACAACATCATGCTTCCACAAGAGCGCTTCTTTCAACTTCAAGAGCTGTCCGACGCCCTGGGCGGCAAAACTATGAGCGAGACCCTACAGGCGCTGTTTTCCGCTGCACGCGCTCAAGGTCTGATCGAGGGCCACAGCATCCCCGGCGTGACCATCAACGCGCTGTCTGACGGCCTAGTGATCCAATTCGACGACACCGAAGCCGCTGGCTTCACCATCGAGGGCGCACGCGCTTTGGCTGATACCGTCCGGCTGTTCGCTACCGGCGCAAACGACGGCCCTAGCATCATCGACACAGATCATGACTTCACCGTGCGGCGCAAAGGTCGCGGCGTGATCGTCGAGCTGGGCATCCGTAAAGACGCACCTGAGAAGGCGTGGAATTTTGACATTGCGGCAGAGTTCGCGGACCTGATCGACGCAGCCGTAGCTCAGAAATGTCAGAAATAAAAAAGGCCAGGGCTGTGGTCCCTGGCCTTCCTTTTATCGCCCATGACGAACGATGCACTCTTGAAGCATTCAACGCCATTGAATTGGATTTAAAATAGCATGACACACGATCCACGTCTTCAAGAAATGGCGGCTCACCGCGAAAATATGCCCTGGGCAGATGGGGTTACGCGGTCTAGCTCGATGATCGTGACCGGCCCTAGCGATGCTGATCAGCTCGCCCAGGCCGCGCACTTTGTGGCCATGCTCGACGATCTTGATTGCACAGCCGAAGACATCGCGGCGCTCGCACCCATCCGCCAAACCTTGACGCTTTGCGACCAAACAGGCGAGCGCCAGTCTCTGCCGGTCCTGCTGTCAGGTCCGACCTCTGACGACGATGAAATCACAGCTTGGCGCATCGTCGAGCCAAAGTGGGTGTCGCCATACGACAAGGCGTTCCTCGCGCTGCACAACGCCGAAGCCAGACTGGAAGCCCTGCCGGCTGATGATGCTCACTACCACGAACGCCAGAAGGCGTTGCTACCGCTTTCCAGAGCCAAGGCTGAATACCGGCTCGAGCTGGAACGCAGCACAGATGACGCTTGGCGCGAACGTCGCCGGATCGACGAAGAACGCTTCTACGGCGTCGGCACAGAAGAACGTAACGCGGCACGCCGGTCGCGAGTGCAGCCGAACACGATGACCCCAAAAGAGGTGCTGGCCGCTGAGAGTGACGCCGAGCGCCAAGCCAGAATCGCGGCGCAGAAGGTCGCATCTAAAAAGCGCACCAAGGCGACCCTCACCATCGAGCAAAAAGAGGCCGCAAAAGCCAAAGACGCAGAGCGCAAGCGGCTGAAACGTGCCGCATCGCAAATGCAGAAGTAAGCATTTACTTACATTAAATCAATGACTTAGAGACATTTTTCAGATTGACAGGATTCTTGATCTGACTCAGAACAGCGTTACCGGCAATCATGCCAGGCCCCACGGAGACGACCATGACGACGATCGCAGACCACTACATTCCGACCGCCAGCTACGACGCCCTGGTCGCAACTCTGATGAACCTGCCAGCGCACTTTGACCGCCGCACGCAGACCATCGAGCTGCTGTTAGGCGTTGGCATTGCGCCCATGTCCTGCCTGGCAGATCGTGACGCCGCGGAAATGGCACAGGCCGAATTGGACGCAGTCATGCGGCACATCACAACGCCGCTGAGCGACGCAGATCAGGCTGCGCTCGATAGCTATCTAGCTATGCAGACGCGCAACTACGCGGCGCAGATCGAGATCGCCAAAGCCGAAGACCTCTAGGTTCAGTGACTCGAAAAGCTCAGCCGGAATTATACATCTGATGGACTAGCCCGCCACGGTCGAGCCTATGCCTACTCTAAAGCAACTGGATGACAGCGATGAAGGTGACTTCGCGGTGACAGACCTGGACCTGACCGCAGTGCGTAACTACACAAAATTGTGCGAGTAAATCGCTTTAGCAACAAGTGAAGATGATAGGGGCTCAGCCTCCCCTATCATCCTCATTAGGATCAATAGGCTTAATAGGCTTAATAGGCTTAATAGGCTTATTAAATTTTGTCTAGTTTAGTAATCATAACCCATAATTGGCCAATTCGATGCTGATTTTACCTAAGCATGAACTAAAGAACAGGTTCACCGCCCTCACACTATGCGAGCTTTGGAAACTCAGGCCCCCTCGCCCGTTCTATGCGCCAGCGCAGCCCGCCCTTCACCCCGCACCGCTTGCACAAGAACTCGCGCTCGACCTCGACCAGGCGGACGTGTTCGTGAAACCGATCATATAGAACATGCGGCGCGACATTGGACGACCAATGGCAAGATGGACAAGTCACCACCACCACATCGCGACCGGTCAGATCACGAACGCGAATCTGAAACTTCAAACCAAGGGTGACGGGCGCATATGACATGGTCCCTATGACCTAGCAGAATGTTCCCATTATGTTCCATACGCCACCGACAGGATCGCTATGATTCTTTTAGGGCTCCAACGTGGTTACACGTGGAGCCCTAAAATATGCTACACAGCGAACTTTTGCACTTCGGCTAAGCTACTGAAAAATATAGGAAAAATGGTGGGTGATAAGAGATTTGAACTCCTGACATCTTCGATGTGAACGAAGCGCTCTACCACTGAGCTAATCACCCATATGGCGTGATTTAGCTGTCGTCGCCCGCATCTGCAACCCCGGATTTTGCATTTTGTGCACCGCCCGCATTGCCAGCGCCAAGGCCTGCGCCGTCTTTCATCGTGCGCAGCTTAAGGGTCATCATTTG